GATGATGTCCGTGTCCTTCACATCGTCATACGCGATCATGTTGAAGATGGTGAAGGGGTTGCGATAGAAGGTCATCTCACGGGTATCGGTGTCGAGAATGCTGAACCCTCTTGCGTCATTGAAGTCTGACCAGATGTGTTCAGTAAATGCGCCTGTGTATGTGATGTTATCTCGAATCGAGCGATGATGATAGTGACCAGAATAGACGTTCTGGAAGCGACGGAAGACAAGATGGTTCCAACCGTGATCGGATACCTGTCCTCTGTAGAACTCAAAACCCTCCAACTCAAGATGCCCCATACAGATGGTAGCAGTGGTGTTCTCAAGAGCCTCATAGCTCTCTACCTCGTTGTCTTTGGTGATCCAAGGCAGCAAAAAGATTTCGCACCCGTCAATAGTGATCGTCTCGGGCGTCAAGCAAGCACGAATGTTGGGATAGCGACTGCCGATCAACTCATCAAGAGCATTGACTGTGTAGGTATCCTTGTAGTATTCGTCGTGGTTACCGCCAATGACTACGGTGGGAAGAAGGAGCTTCTCAAGGAAGTCCTTTCGAAGTCTATTGGCGGTATTGATGTTCACATACTTGCGGCGATCAACAATGTCGCCCATGTGAATGATGTGTGTGACGCCCTGTTCTTCAATAGTAGGAAGGAAGAACTCGTCCACACACTTCTTGAAGTAGTCGAGAAACACCGGAGAATCGTTTCGAACGCCCCAATGGGTATCTGTGATAACTGCTATCTTAGCCATTCTTGTGTCTCTCCTGCCAATCTTCATACGCATAACAAAAGTCGATGTATTCTTCTTCGGTCAGTTCTTCTTTTAGACGCTCGAAGATGTTGATGCCTTGAAGGGACATCAAGTCTTCTATCAACTCATCTGTCCACTCAATCATTCTTCTTCGCCTTCTTGTACGCTTCGTAGCTGTTGCTCAGAGCTTCGGCTACAGTGATTTCGCCGGGCTGAGGTCTATCGGAGAAGCTTGTCTCATGAATGTTGAAAGACTCCACGATGTCGCTAATGTCGATGTCGCAGGCTTCCAGATGTTCGAAGATGTGATAGAGCAAATGCTTACGATTCAAGGTAGGGTTTCCATTCTTCAGCAAATGAACAGTTTCTAGCGCCTCTAAACATCGGTGCGATCTGGTCGTCGGTATAGCCAGCGAATCCACAACCAACGCGAGTCACGAAGTATCCATTGTTCAGCACCATGTCATCATTCGTCAGCCGAACGAAGTGTTCGATGTCCTGCTGTATCATGTCTAATGGGAGAACGCTCAGTAATGCGCCCTTGGTGGGAATAGCATAGCACTTGAAGTCTTTCATCCAACCACGTCCATCGCCATACTGAGCGCCGAACTGTGCTGCTGCTACCTTGGCTGCTCCTGCTCCGTGGATGCCGGAGAGGTTGCTACCAAAAACAAACACTTCCCCGTTAGTAGGAAGTGTTCCGTCTTTGTGAAATGTGATCATGGTGTTCTTCCTTGCGTAGATACAACTTGAGCACCATTATACACTATTCTGCTGGAGAGTCAACCACTTCTTCTTCGTAGAACTTGTCTAGGCCTTCCTTCGCAGCCTTCCTCTTTTCCTTCTTGATAGCTTCCTTCTCTTCGAAGTTTTTCATGAAGATGTTGATGTTGTCGTACATCGTAGTAGGAAGGAGTTGATTATCATCGCTGTCGGTGAGCAAGGAAGTATGCCCGTTGTGGATGATTGTTTCCTGGAAGTTTTTGTAGATGATGTATCGGTTCTTCTCTTCCTTCTTGATGCGTCTAAGGAAAGCGAAGTAGATTACCTGTGTGAAGTATGCGAAAGGATTCTTTCCATAGTTGGGATCGTAGTCCTCGAAGTAGAGGATACAGTTTTCAATGGCGTCGGAAACCATCTCGTCCTTGTATGAGTAGTTCATGAAGCAAGGCTTGGTGGCCAGATTCTTGGCCATCTTGTAAATACAATCTCCAATGTAGTTGTTCAGGCGAGGAGGCTCTTTTCCTGCTGCCTTTGCTTCTGCTGACCTCTTTTTATGCTCGACAATCTCAGCATAGAACTTCTGGTTGTCCACGTAGTTCACTGTTACTTTTTTCTTGATGGTCATGTCGTTTTTCCCTTGACAATACTTGACAACCTGGTATAATGGCTATGTCCTGTATGAATGAAATGATTTAGTTATATAGGGTAGAGTTAATGAAGAGTACCTTTGTTGTTGGATGTGAAGGCGCTCAGTAGGTTCTTAATGAACTCGCTTCCTTCCTCGTCCACCTGATCTTCCAGTTCATCCAGAAAATCCTCAATCTCTTTTGTTTCATTGTGACGGCTATCCGTCTTCACCAATGTCTTCCTCTTTTCCTCTAGAACAGCTAGAGCCTCCCAATAATACTCCACAATGATGTCTGAAGGAATGGAAGAAGTGATCACATCACGGCTCTTCACATCATACGTTTGTGCTGGTGATACCCGAGAGAAGATCCATTCCATTAAGGAAATTCGATACGCTCCATCTTTCGTAGGTAGAAGAACTACCTTCATAGGAAAGCCAAGAGTGAGGCCTCCACTGCTGTCTTCCAGTAGTACCTGAGCAATGATGTCTTCCCCGGTTATGAGCCTGAAGTGCATCACATCTTCACTGAGTTCTTCCATGGTATTATCCTTTCAGATCGATCTTGTAAATCTTGAACTTGAACTTCTCCTCAGCGTAGATTCTGATTCTCGCTGCGAAGTGCTTTAGAGTGTAGTTTTCCTTCTTCTTATGTCGTAGATCGTCAGCAATGTCGAATAGAGTTGCTTCTGTCTTTGTTTCCGACACACGAAGGCCACGACCAATGGACTGAAGTGTCCGAATGCGTGACTTCGAAGGGGAAGCGAAGATGATGTTATGAAGGTTCTTGATGTTGATACCAGTGGAGAAGGTACCGTAGGAAGCCACGATGATCGCATCTGTTTCCTTTTCAACGATAGCACGAATAGATTCTCTCACTTCCACGTCAGTCTTTCCCGAAACGAAATAGACGTTCCGTCTAGCACCAACCTTCTCCTTTATGAGAGAGTGAAGTATCCGTCCATGTTTATCAACGTACTGGTATAGGACGAGGGTATTCCCTGAGAGAGATACAGCAAGGTTGGAGATAAAGCGGTTCCTTGATTCGCTGAGGACGAGGTACTCGATCTCCTGTTGGTAAGTAAATCCCTTAGCGGCGTTACAGATCGATTCAGGGTGTCGTAGTAGTAGGCACTTGATTTGGAAGTCAGCCACGTGGCCCGCTTGCATAAGTTCTGATGTCGTGGTGACCTTTCGAACTGTTCCAAAAAGACCTTCCAGAACCAGACGATGGGTAGCGGTCCCATCAAGGGTGCCGGTTGTTCCGATACGATAGGCGGCATTGATAGCTCCTGTCAAGATGGTGATGAGGGACTTGGCCTTGAACTGGTGAGCCTCGTCACCGATGATGAAGTCGAACTGTTCGAAGTATCTCGGGCCTTCCTTGTAGATGGACTGCCACGTGGAAACGGTCAAAAACTTGTCTGAAGTTTTCGACTGTCCTTGGTAGATTCTATGAACGTTGCTCCCTGTGTCCCAACCGTTCGTCTCTGAATAATCCGCAAAATCACCGTACAACTGTTCCACTAGAGACACTGTGGGCACGATGATCAGGCCCTTTTTCAATCCTTTATGTTGGAGAAAACGAGCCAGAAGATAAATGACAAGAGACTTACCACTTGAAGTGGGGCTGAGTAGTAGAGAGCGTCTTGTACGTATTGCATGTACGAACGCCTCAACTTGATACTCTCTTGGTTCGTGTTTTGGCTTTAGAGCCTCAATGAACTCTTTAGCCTCAGCCAACGAGAACTCTTCATCGAAGTCCTCGTTCTCATAATCCCAATCATAGCCACGCTCTTCACAGAACTTGGCAATGTACGGCACAAGACCACGATAGATTTGGTGTGTTCTTGAGTCGAAAAGTCTAATCTTTCCGTCCCACAAGCGGGACTTGTATGCGGGTGTGAATTGATAGCCAGGAACCATAAACGTGAAATGTTCACGCAGTTCATAAGCCATACCATCACTACATGTCACCACTACGTAAGCTTCGTTCAGATTACGAATGATGACTTTACTATCACTGTCCACGTATGAAACGTTCCCAATCCATGTACGACTTTATCTGCCAGGTTCTTTGGTTCAATTCTTTGAGAACCGCCTTGCAGAAGTCCACGATTTCTTCATGTACTACTTTCTTCAGCAGTATGCTATTTAGTTCAGTATCAGAATCGAGGTATTGACCAATGTCCGACTTCATCACCTTCTTGGTGAAGGGCTCCAGCTCATACTTGGCC